GTTGTTAAAAACTTAATAGCCTGGAAACTATAGCAGATATAGTCTCCTCTTTCAACATCCTTTGCTTCAAAAGTATCCCAGCAGTGTGCTGCATCTTCAATAACTGGAACTCCAAAAGACTTTAGTTTTTTATAGTCTGGAAGTCTCCCAGCCCAATCTACTGCAATGATTGCCTTAGTCTTTTTTGTAATTAGTTTTTCAACACTATCTGGATCAATAAGTCCTGTTAGTGGGTCTACATCTGCCCATCTAATTTTTGCACCACGATGTATTGCACCAATCTGTGTTGCAAAACATGTCATTGGTGTTGATATAACTTCATCACCTGGATTAACATTACACAACTCTACAGCCAAACTTATTGCACTAGTCCCAGAGTTAACTGTAACTGGCTTAGTCTTTGCGGTAGTTAGAGAACGCCACAAGGCATCTTCGAACAGTTCAACCCTATGACCCTGTGCAACATAGCCAGAAGACAGGACTGGTGCAAGCCTGTTTGTAGCATCTGGAGACATTGTTACTTGAAATAATTCAATATTTTTCATTATGATTTCCTAAATTTAGCTCTTGCATTAAATAACCACTTGTTCATCTTAATTTCTCCATCACTATTTGTTTTTATATAAGTTCTATCTATAATATTATAGTACGTTATTCCAGACTCTTTAGTCTCTGGCATACTGTATACAACCTTAAACATATCTTTATCTAAGTTAAACTTGTTACAACCTTCTTCAATAAGTCTTGCTACTCTTAAAAACTTTTCAGATTCTGTTTTATTTACCCAAGGTACACCAGTTTTATGAGTAATGTTTACTGCTGGATTTCCACCATAAACAGAATTTTCATCCATATTTTTTACAACAACAGACCCAAGCATAGCCATTGATTTATCTTTTGCAATTATTGGAGAAACAAAACATTCTCCAACAAACCAAACATCATTTCCAATTATTAACTCTGACTCTTTTTCGTATAGACATCCTTCTGTAACATCTCCATGCCTAATGTGAGAGTACAGTCCAGACCCTATTCCTACCCCAAGAAAATCTCCTGCCCAAAGCTTTCCAGTTCCGTCAAGAACTACCCTTTCTCCAACCCAAGTGGCTTCCCCTAGTCTGACTACGCCACTAGCATTAATAAAACAATTTCTATTAATCTTAGAATAGTCTCCAATAAAAAGATCTCCTCCGCCAAGGATCTTTACACCCTCACCAATTTCAACATTATCTCCAATTTCAAATGAATTAAATTCTCCAATGAATTCAACTGAACTGTGAATCTTTGTATTGTATCCTATTTTCATAATTCATCTCCTGAACTGTATGGGTCTGATCTATTTCCAAGTTGTTCTGGATAAAGACCTTTGTATTGAGCAACACACTCATTTGCATCACACTTTCCAAACGCTCCCTCAAGTTGTTGATACAAATTTGCATCTAAAGCAACAGTCTGAGGAGATAGAAATTTTATTCCTGCTTGTTTAAAATTACCAAGTCTCCAAGATACCTGACTTGCATCTACGGTATAAGCTGGAGAAATAGGACCTTCTCTATGATTTAAAACATTGTTAAAATTATCTTCTAATGTTTCAAAACTAATAAAATCATTTGGATTATAGATGGAAACTTTTCCATAAGAATATATTGAGTTTGGATTTTCTTGATAGAATTTAACAAGATTGCTTAAGTAATCTTTATACAAAGCATCATCATCACAAAGTATAAAAGCTATGTCAGCATCAGACTCTTGCATAGCATCATTTAACATTTGACCGTGCTTACTTCCACCTTGTTTTTTCTTTTGTTCTGGAGAGTCTCCCATTGCATAAAACTTAAATTTTTCCAAATCTTCTTTAGAAAACATCTCTTCAACTATCGGTTTTCCAAAATGCTTTGTTCCATCATCACAAAAAGCTACTTCCCAATTATGATAAGACTGCCTTTTTATTGACTCCAAGGCAATTTTAATCATATTAGGTCGTTCAAAATATGCAAGCAATATTAAAACTTTCATATCTTCTTTTTTAGACATTAGATAGAAAGCCATTCTTTGTGGGCTAATGTCCATTCAACAGTTCTCTGAATGGATTCTTCAAGAGGAATTGGAAGCTTCCAACCAGTATTAGATATCTTTGTTCCGTCTAGGGCATATCTTAAGTCATGTCCTGGGCGATAAGAATGAAAATCTTCTAGTTCATACTTCAAGGGTTTTCCAATTGCTTTTGCAATCATCTGAGCCATTTCTAAGTTATCCACTTCTCTTTCACCAACAATGTGAAATTTTGCTGGTACATCAGATTCTCCATATGCTGGGAAGTTTTGCTTAAGAACATGCAGAAGTCCATCTGCTTGATTACGGGCGTGTAGATAAAAACGACTTCCAATCTCTCCTTCTGGGGATGCGTGGATATTTATAGTTTCTCCATTAAGGATCTTCTTGATTACCATTGGCATAAACTTTTCTGTGTCTTGAGTTTCCCCAATAATGTTCATGGTGTTGGTGATTGCAAGAGGAACTCCATAGGTCCTCCAGTACGAGAAAGCGATATTTTCTTGTGCAGCCTTTGAAGCAGAGTAAGGGTTGCTTGGAAACATTTGATCTACCCACTCTTTGTGGGCATGACCCTTTGGTGCTGGACCGTAAACTTCATCTGTTGATACATGTAAAAACTTTTCTGGTTTTGCAATTCTTGCCCAATCAAGCATATTGCAGATTAGTGCTACGTTGTTTAAAATGAATGGAGTAGGATCTTCAATACTTCTATCTACATGGCTTTCACTAGCAACGTTAATAACATAGTCAATCTTTCCAAATGCGTGTGCAGTAACTGGAGAAATAGGTGCAGTTAGGTCTGTCTTAATAACTTTAATACGACTGTAGGAATCTGGCAAATCATCACACGCAACATTTATTCTATCTGTCAAACCTTTATGTTTAAACGTTGTTGGACAAACTACAAACCAGTCTGTGTTTACTAGAATATGTCTAAGCACATGGCTACCAACAAATCCACCTGCTCCTGTTAAAAGAACTCTTTTACTCATTACTTTCCTTCTCCATTAAATTAAATTAAAATTAATAAGATATTCTTTGATATCTTCTGTCATCTCAGGTTTATATTTTATCATCTTTTCATCATCCTTGTCAACCTTTGGACGAGACTTATATGTATGAATTTCTACTTCCTGAATTTTTTCTCTTCTCGTGTGGCTGATTGCATTATAAACAGATCCACACATAGCATCTGCAAGGTCCTTAGATTTCTTTCTTGGGTGGTCAACTCTATTATTATTCATAATTCTAAGTTCCTGCATTTCCTCAAGTAATAAATCTATTAGAGGCAATGCTATTCTTTCTTCATAAATAAGCATAGATAAATCTTCATAATGTTTTTTAGCTACCGATAAAGTTTCTGTCTTTATTCCCACACTACTTAAATCTCTTTGAATATCAAAAGAGTTCCAACGGTCAAAGGTTACTAAGCCAAGATTAAATCCAAGCCTTCTTAAATTAATAATCCAATTTTTTACTTCTGATAAATCTACTGGACCTTCTTTTCTAGGCTCCCAATAAACGATTGCATCAACTACAACAAAGGGAACAATCTGCTGGTAGTCATTAAATGATTGTAAACTTACCCACTTATCAATATGAGCAATAGACACAGCACACTTATCGTGCTTTTGTGCCAAGTCAGCGTGGACATAGTAAGTTACTTCAGGATCTGGTTGGAATGATTCTTCTACTCTCTTGCCAACATCAATAGGGTTATGCTTTTTAAATGCCATTCCAAGCTTTTCTCTATTCTTAAAGAAAGCATCAGAGGACGTGGTTGGCATACAGGCAAAACGCATTAGTGCATCTGGCATATCTGTAAAGAAAGCTAATTTAAAATCTTCAATTTTTCTTGTAGGATTAATTTCCCAGGTCGGTCTTTTAAGTGCAAAGACTCCAGGAAGTTTGTAGGAGTTAATATGATCTTCGTCCCACTCCACAGTAAACTTATTTTGTGGATCATCTTCTGATAGTGCTGGGTTTAAAATAAACTCGTGAGATCTTACAACGGTTTCTTTTTCTGCAATAACATCTTCATACCTTGTTGAAATAAAGTCACCTTTAAAACGAGGGAATGAAAGAAGAACTACTTTGCCAAAGTCTGGGAAACGAGAGTCAACGGAACCACGAAATGCTTTATAAATATTTTCAGCAGTTTTAGCATGATCATTTCCACTTGCAGACTCCATTGCAAATCCAGAAATCTCATCAAGAATTGCAAGCAT